GAACAGATTGTTTCTCATCTTTATCAGCCAGTTTTATAAGTTCTTTTTCAACGGACTTAAGTGATTTCTTTTCTTTCTTAAGTTCTTTCTCTTTTTGTTTAATTTCGTCAGTATGGTCAACATCATCCAACGCTCTTTTACAGGTAGGACAAATTTCCCCCTCTTTAAGTTGGGTAATCATATCTTCCAATTCTTTAACTACCCTCTCACTTATCGTCTGATTAACTTTACCCTCATTGATTGAATCTCTAACTTCATTATGTTCGTCACCGTGATAATATTCAGATGGTTCGGTTACCTTAATCTCTTCAAAATAATGTTTGGTTACCGTAACCTTATCTTCAAATTCCTTAATCTCTGTTAAGTATCTCTCAGGGTTTAGCTTGGTTAATTCTTCATCGATATCAGAATGTTTCTTCTCAATCAATAAATCTTTCTTATCAATTGCGTTTTTTAACTCACCTTCTTTAATCCCCAATAGTTTTGTCTTATCAACAATTAAAACCTTATTCTCTTTGATGGTTTCTTTACAGTCCAATATAGTCTGTTTTAAATCCTGAGAGTTATAGACGTTTGAGATTAACGATTTGTTCCATTCTGAAAATATCTTTTTAGCAACATCTTCTTTTTCTCTTAACGATTCTAATCCAATAAACTTAGTAAATACCTGACCCAACGCGGTAGGTTTGGAATCGATTAACTCCTCCAAATTTGTACCTGTTGTTAATATTGTGGTTAAGAAATCATCTTCAGTACCAATGGCCGACTTAATAAACTCCTCCGTTTCTCTTCTTTGTTCACCTGAAAGATTAACCAGTGAGCCGTCACTCATTTTCTTAATAAACTCCAATGAAGAGGTTACGGTAAACCCACCCGCTCTTTTTGGTTTTCTCTTAATGTTTCTGACAATAACATATTCATCACCATCAATCATAACATCACCCCTCACATGAACCTCATCTTTGGTCGTAAATTGATTGAATATCTCTTCGTTCTTTTTGGTCTTTGTTGTTCTATTGAAGAATAAGAACATTAATAAATCCACTGCTAATACAGTTTTACCACCAAAGTTTGGTGGGTCAGACTCAATACAGGTTATACCACCTAAGTCGTCAAACGGAACTGTGTTACCCTCACCATAAGATAAGAAGTTTGAAAACTCTAATCTCTTAATATACCATTGTCTAAAACGTATTGTATTCTGGTGTGACTTATCAATTTCATTATTAACACGGTCGTCTAACTTAGATAACAAATCCCAATCAACTTTAATTTCATTAGTCTTTATGTAGTCCTTTACCAACTCTTTTTGGTATTGTGTGTCTAAGATATTATCCGCCATATCAATGGAATCCAATTTTGTTTCATTTTTGGATACCACTACTTTGGTCACAACCGTAACATTCTTTGATTTGTACTTCTTCGCAAAATAAGATTTAATACGAGCGATTCGTTCTTGAGTAAATGACTCAGCAACGTCTTCCCACACTATCTTTATCTTTGGATTTTCCAATTTATCTTTATCTAACATAAATCGTATTTTGTTTTAAATATAACAGAAAAAACCCCCACTTTCAATAGTGAGGGTCTTTTATTTTATCAGTTAATCGATAATTTCACACTCCACATTTTCCACACCCAACTTCTCACAAACCATATTAATTCGTTTGATTTTGGTTACATTAGAACCCCATGTGGACATAAACATCCCACAATCCATCATAACCTTATTGTGGTCACTAAGTGAGTCTCTAAACTCATCCTCGTCGTTTTTAAAGAAAGATGAGAAATTGTATTCTATAACTGACCTATCAACTCCTTTAGTGATTTCATTGATAACTGACACATACGTCTCTTTTGCCGTTTTGTTGGTGATAACTCTATCCCCAATGGTAACCTTAAGATTCGTAGACTTTGCTCTACCTATTTTATTTTTAACCTCAACCTTTTCTTCATCCGTTAGAGTTTCGTCATTATCAATACTAAGTCCTAAATCCAATTCCTTAACTGAAAGATAGTTCACCATCTTATCCAATCTTGAATGAAAGGTGTCGATGTCTGAAACATCAAACCACTCTGTTGTGATATTCCTACGGTCATCGTACTCTTTGATAACTCTATGGTCCTCGAAACAAACGTGAAGAATACCCTCTAATTTGTTCATATCTTCCGTCTCAAAGACTCTTACCATCATAACATCAAAAGGTAAGTGTGTGGAATTTAACTGTGTCTCACGGACTTTATACTGTTTTGAGAGACCAATCTTATGGTACCCATTTACGAATTTACCTCCGTGGTCAATGATTCTTGCTATGTATACGTAACCTTCCATTAATCTGATTTTTTATTATTTTCTTTCACCTCTTCTTTGTATTCATACCACGACGGGTTTGGCAATTCAGAGTAGTGGTCCCATAGTTCTCTCTCAACTATCTCAGACTCTTTGTCCTTATCCTTTCCCGTCATATACTGAATATTAACTCTTTGTTAAACCAACCGATTATGAATTCAATATCACCGTTAAGCCATCGACTATGAGTCACCTTAACGTAAGGTAAGATATAAACCTGACCCATTACTGTACATATATTTACTTTCATATTATATCGTTTTATTAGACTACAAATATAGTCATTATGTTTGTATTACACAACTATTATCTCAAAAAATAAGGGGGACTTTCGTCCCCCTTTGGTCTTACTTCACTAAGTGAAGACCTCCTCTGTATCGGTAGTGATATCTTTGGATGTATCCTCCTGCGAATATTGCGTTGGTTCTAAAGTTTCTTAACCCTTCAGTTGTGTTAACCTCCGCTGACACCTCAACACCTTTCACACCTTCGTTGATGTATACCTCACCTTTCACGGTCATGTCTTCAGTGATGTACTTCTCAATCGCTCGAACCAATTTAACTTTGTTTAGTTCTCTGTAGTTTTCAAGGTATTTAACCATCCCTTTCGTATCAGTCGCCATTCTTACCTCTTCGAGTAATTTAACCGCTCCTCTGTTGTGGTAGAAATACCTTACGTTTGTATAGTCAGATTCTCCATTCTCAGATAAACTGTAGTACTTCTTTCTGTCATAAGGACCGTACTGATATACTGACGGATTTTCCTTTAAGAAAAGTTCGTAACTTTCTTTGATGTCGTTGAAACGAGACTCTTCTTTCTGAACTAAGTAGTCGATTAATTCTTCTGCTTTTTTTACGATGATGTTTTTGGCGTTTGTCATTTGAATCGGATTTTTTAGGTTTATATCTTTCTTATTGATAGTACAAAGATAACATTTAAGTTTGTATTACACAATCTTTTCTATAGGTATTTTAAATAAACTTTCATACCACACCCTAACCGTGTAATCCTCACAATAATCCTTAAACATTTTCTCAATGATGTCCGCCTGTGGATTTACCGTTGGAAACATCGATAAGAAAACCATCATAACCGCTTTATCGAAATCCGTAATTTCCTGTATTGTCCTCGCCAACATAAGTTCGTCTAGGACCACGTCCATTATATGTTGGTTATTTTCATATCCGTATTCATTTTCCATTACCCTACCTTTACCACATAGTGGATTCTTCTACGAAATCCGTTAAACTGCTCACTACCGTTACCATATAATACTCCGTCAACCAAAGCCAATGCGTGACCTTTAACGATGATGAAATAACGTCCCTTCGGATAGTTCTCCATGAAAGACTTAACCGTATAACAAGTCTTTTTCCCTTTGTACTTAGGATTGTACAACTCTTTCTTACCGAAAGAATATCTACGACCTGGTGACACACCGAACAAACTAATCTTTTTGTAGTTTTTTCTTTTACCTAAGATATTAGTTAAGTAACGACTAGTGTACGTCCCTTTTCGGTGAACTCTGTTAAAGTTATCAGTAACCCATTTGTGAGTCTTATCATAAGACAAATCTAAAACAACCATAAACGCACGTACCACACAGTCATTCTTTTCTGACATCGCCAATGTACTTCCATTCTGAGCTATTGTGTTACTATCACAGAATAACTCATCCTTGATTTTCTTAGTATCCTGAGTTTGACCCCAATAGTTCACAGTTGTATTTTCGATTATTTGTCTTGTCATAGTTTCCTTATTTTGATACTACAAAGATAAGTCAAATATCTGACCCTCACAAATTTTTTTTAACCTAAGTCTTCGATATCATCGAAATCTAAACCATCGACATTCATTTCTTTTAACTCCCCCACTATTTTACGGTATAACATATAAAACAAAATTACGTGTGTAAATGTCGCAACGACTAAAGACCCCATTAACGATAGATTAGACACAAAAAACACTAATAACGATATAAAACCGAGAGAAATTCCCAACACTGATATTATAACCACCACGAGAAATAACGTATATAAATCATCTTTTCTAATCATAACTACAATAAGATTTCAGTTGGTTGACTATTAGAAACCACCCCATTAAGTGAGTTGGAGTATGTAAACGGCATGATTGTGGCAGTTTTACCGTCACCCCATTCTGCCAATACGGTATACTCATCCCATACTGACGATGCGTCAATATGTGTTTTCTCTATGTTTTCTTCTTGAATGTCTAAAGGATATTCGGTGATTAGTTTCCCACCGTCCCAAATGCTAAATGTTACTGTCGTCATATAAGTGTCTTTTTAATTAGAACACAAAAGTATGACTTTATTTTTTATTATCCAAACGCATTTGTATCTCTTTCTGGTAAAACCCATTTTTCTCATAAAATGGTACCAATTTTTCATCACAATTTAAAATAACCTTATAACATCGTAATTCTTTTGAGGATTCAACTAATTGGTTAACTAACATTTGTCCTAACCCTTTACCTCCGTGTGATTTTGATATACAAACATCCTCGATTTGTCCAACATATGAACCTCCACCGATTAGTTTTTCTAATACGTGTAATGTAGCCGTACCCACAATATATCCTTCACTCTCAACCACATATGTATGTATCGATGTGTTCTCCATTATTCTCCACCAATACCTAATTGGTTCTTTGGTTTCAATAAACGATTCGCTTAATAATTGACAAATTTCTTCTAAATCTTCGAAGACCGCCTTTCTAATATTATAACTTTCCATATTCATTATATTAAACTTGAAATCCCGTCATTTCTGACAGGATTTATTAGTATTTGTATTTTTTATAGACTGAGTAACATCTCAATCAGTTTGGGTTGGGGAGACATATCTGACTTACCTTTTTTGGTATTCGTATGTGTCCACATACCCTTAATTCTACCATAATATGCGTCTGAATTCCATTCAAATGATTCCAAACCATTTTTTTTATATTCACTAATTAACCCCTTTTGTATGTCAATACCATCTCTTTCTTTGATGTAAAGTATTAACTCCTTTAAAGACTCAATTTGCTTGTCTGTGTATGCGTGCCACGCAGTATAACCTCTAAATTCCTCAGTAAACACAATATCCTCTTCACGTATTTTACTACCTGTGTATGCGTAATAAGAATCAGGGTCTCTATCCACCCAAACACGTTTACCATTAATTTTCTTTTTGTACCCACCTTTAGTTAGATAACCATAATTACAAACCTCAATACCTACTGAGTGTACGTGCATATGTTGTAAACCATTCTTACCCAAATGCCATGAATAACCCCCTTCAGGAAATGATTGAACTATCTCACCATCGTATTGGTCATCACCATCAATTGACTTACCACCAATAACAAATTCAGTAGCAATTCTACCTCTACTGTCTCTACCCCAATGTATTATAGTTCGATATGGATTATTACCACCAGCAGTGTGGTGTAAAAATAAGTATTCTTTATCTACAGGTCCTTTATAATATTCACCGTCAGGTAAATAGGACTTATTGATAACTATTTCATCTGTTAACGCAATTTCCGATATATCAGTAGTAGCAATACCCATAGCGTTCCAAGTGGAAGGACCAACAATACCATCAACAAATAGTCCTTTTGTCTTTTGCCATTCTTTAACTGCTCTCTCAGTTTTTGGACCGAAATCTCCATCCATTGTAATACCGAGAAACTCTTGTATTTCTTTAACACTCTCACCTTTAGAACCTAATTTTAGTATCATTTTTTTCTGTAATAGTCTAAACTAATCAACCTTAAAGTATCGTTACCTTTAATGTGGGTACCTTCAACCGAAGGATTTAATCCGTGCTTAATTCTTAACTTCACCTCAGAACCTATATTACCGTTCTTAATCTTCTTAACTAAAACATTGTCGTGGTAAAGTTCTATTTTCTTGTTTAAATATAATAAACCAATTTTTTTAACCCCATAATTACCTATAACTAATTCAATGTTACTTTCAGGGTTGAATATCTCAACAGTCGGTGTATGTGAACCTTTGTTTGGTAAGTCTACTGAGAACTCATAATAACCATAACTAAAAAAACGTGTTGTTGTTACCATACCTGTTTTATAGTCAAAGATTTCTCCCCCAACATTAATTGGTCTATGTATAGACGTTATGTGTATTTCTTCATTTTCTAAACTTACCGATTCAGGAGATAACCATTCATAGTTAACACCTTTAACGTAATCAGAAACACCATCACCTGTCATCCAGTCCTTTTCAAACCCATCTAAGTATAATTCATAGTCTTTAACAAACCCATCAATCTTTGATAAGTCAAATAAAACATCTTTACTAAATAATCTCTTTAAAAATTTAATCATAATATTAATCTTCGAACCACTCTATAAGTGTGTTTATTCCCCATACTATTCCCGCTGAAAACATTCCGTCAAAGAATATTGTCATTGGTAGGGATATACCATAAATAGTGTTAGTTGGTGAAAACATCGTTATTGATAAGAAGAACCCTACCCATGTCGATGTACATAACACACAACCTACTAAGTCTGAGAAAAACTTCATAAACGAATTATTTTTCCCCTTTTTATGTATGAAATTACGAATTCCTTCAAATATAGAACCGTAAACTATTATTGTGGTCATACCATATGCCACAAACGCAAATAATATTAAACTACTCATCATATAAATTATCTCTTTTTGATTTTTTAACGCTTATTTTCTGTTCAAATTTACTAAACATTTCGTCATATTTAGCTAATGACTCAATTAATTCTTTATTATGTTTAGTCAATTTTTCTATTTCAGAGTTATCCTTAATCTTGACGATTTTTTCAACAGGAACCTCTACTTTTACCTCTTTAATGACTTCCTTTATCACTTCAATAGGTTTTTCAACTATTTTCTCAACCTCTTTTATCACTTCAACAGGGACTTCCCTGTCGACTATTTTAATTTTCTCAATCGGTATTTCTTTTTCCACAATTTTAGGTGGAATTGTCATCAATTTAATCACTTTTTGTGACAAATCCTTATTTTCTTTCTCTAATTGTGTTATTTTATCACCAAGTTCCTCAACCTGTTTGTCATCCGTTATATAGACCTCTTTAATTACTTCAATTTCCTTAATTTTCTCTATTGGGACTTCTATTTCAACTATCTTCTCAACCTCTTTTACGACTTCTACGGGTCTTTCTTTATAGACCACTACCTCTTTCTCCACTTCTACTATTTTGTCGACTGGTACCTCTTTAATGACTTCCTTTATCACTTCAATAGGTTTTTCAACTATCTTTTCCACTATTTTCTCAACAGGGACCTCTACTATCACTTCCTTAACCACCTCGATAGGTATTTCAACCTCTTTGATGACCTCTTTCTCCACTTCTTTGATTACTGTCTGTATTTCTTTAGGCATGAGTAAAGGTGTCTCACCATACTTCTCTATAGTCAGACCCTTTTCAAAACATTTTATCGCAAATTCCCTAACATCCTCAATGTCATTTAATTTACAAAAATCTAAAACGTTTTTATCAAGCGTTAAGCAAAACTTCTTTCCCATTCTCAATGTCCTCAATATCCGTAATCTTAAATTGTAAAAACGGTGACTTATTATCTAAGTCCGTAAACGAATATTCATCTTTATCTATATAGTAGGTACCATACCCGTGTTTTGAAACTGACTCCCCAAAGTTTTGTTGTATTGTCGAACCGACCATATACGCCTTACCTTCAGGAATATCAAATATCTGTCTTTTATGTATGTCACCACACAATACCAAATCACAACCTTTAAATTTAAACGGGTCATAACCTTCTGAAAATTCATAACCAACGTCAGTCGTTAATCCATGCACTGGTCCGTGAAATAATCCAATATGTTTCTTACCCTCAACTCTTTCAATAACAGGAGGTTCGTTATGTGTCCTTAACGAATACACAACCCACACTACATTCTCATCTTCATACAAACCCTTATCCATATAATAGTCAATATTATCATTATTCATAGAATCTAAAATAGGACTGATTGAATCCATCCTATCCATATTGTTTTCTAAGAAATCATGATTACCAATTATTAATACAGTCCTCGCAATTTTAGAACATTCATCTAATACCCACCTTGTTACATCAATAAGTTCAGGTGTAATTTGATTTTTTGAATGTACTAAATCTCCAGTAAAAACTATACGGTCAGGTTCCTCGTCTTTAAATTGTTGTAACATATCAGTCAATATTTCTTTATACTGAGCATGATATTGATATAATCTTAAATGTAAGTCTGAGAAATGTACTATCTTATTTATCATTATAGAATCCGTTTTCGTTAGCAAATCTTTCTAAGTCATTAATGTGGTTTTCTCTATTTTTATCGTCATTCATAAATGAAACAATAATATATCGAGTTCCTTTGTTTGTCGGCATCCCTCCGTGTTTGTGTGTTATCTGTCCCGGATGAAATGTAACATAACCCGTTCCTTTAGCTTTCGCCAATACCTTATGTCTTGAGAAGTACGTACCACCACCCTCAAAGTCGTCGTTTAATGCCACGTTACACGATATTGACGATTGGTCATAATGTAATGATAAGTGTCCCTGTTCTTCAGGTGAATAACGTATCATAAAATTCTCGGAATATACATTTCCTTGGTCCCAATTCTGACCATTTAATTGGTAAATGTGTCTCGCAGCTCCCATAATATATTCATCCATAATCTCATGATATATCTCTTCAAACCCAAAGGTCTCTACTAACATATCCGTAGTGGGATAAAACGCATGTCTCTTATGTGTCCACGCCTGTTTAGCTTCAGCTTCTTCAATTAACTTAGCACATAATTCTTCCTTAAATAATGGGAATTGGAATACGTCAGGACCGACTTCTTCCAACATCATATCCCACTCCATTGATAAAGCCTCAGGTCTCATATACTTTCTTTTCCAAGCCTCCTTATCATCAAAATAACTGTAAATTTCTGGATGTATCATATCTTTTTTTTTATCTTTCTAATTCTAACACCGAACCTTCAGGTAACACACCTCTTAGGTCACCGATGTCTTTATCTTCAGGTAGTTTAACAACCTTAACCCTTCCGTAAAGTCTACCACCATTTAATTTATAATATAGTTTTTCAGCATCTGCCCAAGCATCACCGTCTAAACATATAATTATATCACCTTTTGCGTCATCGTAAAGTCGACCCCATAGATAATCATTTATAAACTTACCCAATAACGGTATTGAGTTAGGTAAGAATATACTATCAAAGACACCTTCACAAATATATATGTCTTTATTCCAATCGATTAAATATTCGTTAAAGATTAACGTGTCTTTAGAGGCTTTAGGGTTCTTATATTTTAAGAAACCATTACCGTACAATCTTGAAACAAAAAAGTTTAACTCCATATCCTGAGTGTAGGAAGGAACAATAATCCTACCCGAATATGGTCCGTCATAACAAAAACCCATATGGTGTTTGTCAATAACCTCGTCACTAATACCACGACCTTTCAAATAGTTATATGCGTATTTGTAATGGTGAGTCATCTTTAACCCAACAGTCGCATCTTTAAATCTAACATATTCTTTTGGTAATTTAACAACCTCATACTTAATCTCACCTCTATCCATAAAGGTATCTGGCATGACCAAAGAAAGTTGTTTCTTTTGATATGGGGTTCCCCACATATTAACTAACTTATATATTGAACCGTGTGTCCCGTGTGTTTCTGAACATGCCCAACATTTAAATACATTACGATGATAGTTAACTTCCAAGTTACCTTTTCCGTCACCATCATCTAATCCTTTTATATCATAAGAACAGGTAGGACAGTCAAACGATATTTGACCCTGTCCGTCATTGTGTTTACGGTATTCACCTAAAACATCCTCAACTAACGATAATAATAAATCTGTATCTAAGTTTTCACTCATAGGGTAAAAATAAAGAATTATACTTGACTAGTCAAATCTATTCCCCTTTTTCTTCCTTTTCTTTAAGAACGTTAACATAACCCAACACACACGTATACGCATCAGTCATATCAAAATTCTCTTTCTTCAGAGTGTTGTTTCTCGTATATAACCAAGTGATTTGTGGTTCCTTTTCGGCAACTTGCTCCCAAATAATGTGTTTCTTATCACATCCTTTTGGATAACCCCCAAACAACACCTTTTTACCCCTTACGTTCTCTGCGTATAAGTTAGGGTATGCGTATTTTCTTGAGTCGTAAGTTGATATGTATTTAGGCACTACACCCAATACATCATATACAATTTTAGAAACCAATGCGTTAAACTTCATTAAGGTTCCAACCGTATATATATTATTAGAATTTAGTAGTGGTTGTTCTATCACCACCATCTCAATACCAATATCTTGATAAGTTGTTAATTTCTTAGAAAACGCATCCGCCTTTTTAATTAATTCTTCAATAAGGTCTTCGGGTCTTGGTTTGATAATTGGTGAATAGTGGGTGAGTTCTAATAAACTCATATCTGATTTTTCGAACAAAGCAAATCCAATTGTCTTTGTTGATATATCTAACCCCAATAATTTTGGGCTCTTTTTCTGACTAGGTCTCATATGTATTATATCTTTTGAGTTATAAACTTAACAATATTTAGAACTAAATAAAGTCTTAAAAATCTAATTTAACCGATATAACCTGATTACTAGCAGGGTCAACCTTTCTTTTGTGTGGTTTTGACACCTTACCAATAGCAACCATATCCTTATCGTCGTTGTATAAAGCAACTTCGGTAATATATAAGTCCTGTTTTTTAGCGTCAGTGTCTTGGTCCCATGTCGGGTTTTGTGACCTTATAAACTTATTACTTGGTAGGTCTACTATGTAGTTCATCACATAAACACTGTGTTGTTTGTTTAGTGTAACATCACCCATTAACATAAACTCATCACCAAATATTAGATTGTTTCTTTCATTTTGATTAGGATAACCAATTAACTGTCTGTAGTTGAACGCATTTGCGTTATTATATGATTCAGAGCTGACTATGAATCTAGTTCCCGTTAAGTGAGAACTTAATATGTTACCACCAGAAAACCCATTTAAACTATCAGTATACTCAATATATCTCCATTCGTCAGGTGATGGTTTGTCTTTGGTATCAACCTGTTGTACTAAAATATAAAAATTAGTCGCTTGAAACCCTGGATTGTTGTCCGTGATAATTTTATCTCTTAAGAAATTAAAACCATCTTTAAATGAAACCGCAACATCAAAATCGTCAGTACCACTAGGGTCAACCCTAACGTATTGTGCCGATGGTGCCGAATACATTTTATTATTCTTATTGTAGAACATATAAGAAATAAAAACTTGTTTTGTTAAGTCTTTAGGTAACATAACATCATCAGGTGAATCGATACAATCAGCATCTGACGATATTCTAACCGCCTTTGGTGCTGGTAACGTCCAATTCCTATTAGACTTCATTGATAATGCCATTAATATCTCTTCATCGTCGATAACAATCGCTTGTTTGTGTGGGAATATCTTACCAACAATATTTTGATTACTTGTTGTATCAATTAAATCGAAATAAACTTCACCTTCAGAATCCATTTCATCATTCACTAACGACTTAACGTAGTTATTGATAGAACCCATTTTAAATTTATGTCCCATTTTATTGTCTTCATCTCTATGGTACATTAACGTTGGTAGGTTCAATTCGAATTCACTGTCAAATTCTTTCCACCATTCACCCGTTCCATAATAGTCTTCCCATTTAGTATAGTGTATTACACCAATAAATTTTTGTTCGTCAGGATATACATAAACCTCTTTACCGTAAGAATCGACATAAGAAGAACAATAATCCCAACTCTCTCCACTTACTTCAACATTACTAAATAATTGTACTGTAGGTTCTCTTGTTAGGTCCAATGATAAAAACTCAGGAGGACATATTGTCGTTGTAGTGGTCGTTGTTGGTTCAGGGTTACATGAATAATAATTGTCTCCATGCTCGTATGACGTATAACCGAACATCTCTTTAGCTGATAGATATTTAGACCCTTCAGCAAATGTTCTTGGTAAGTTAACATCAAACCCAGCGAACTCCTCAGTCCACGCAACATTGAAATCTAAATATTCTGTAGTCTCTCTTTTTGCGTACTCAAATAATGTGGCCTCTTTACTAAGGTCAGTAACAAAAGAATAGTTAGGTAAAGGTCTGTCTAATTGAATCGTGTTTTCATCAATAAACGAAACGACTTTATACCATAAACAAGGACCATCAGTATCTAAAACGTTTGATGGGTCTTGCGGAAATTTGATTAGAATATATTCACAAGATATTAACTTGTTAGTCACCAAAGTATCTGTCCCATCAAAGTTCATCAATGGTACACATATACCTAACGGTGTTTTAATATTTTGATTTTGCGTCACACCTAAAAACTCTACTTTCTTACTTACAACCTCTTCTTGATGATTCGGGTAAACCCTACCATAAGTATTACAACTTAATGGGTCATCAGGATTTTCACTACCGACAGGTATCGGATATTTAACATCCGAATCTTTATCTTTAGCTCTAAACACTATCTGTGTATCCTTCTTCCCATCTCTCTTAAAGATGTCTTCGTTTTTATAGTCAAATTCAGAATCACCAACCTGAAAATACTCAATGTTACAGAACTTACCAGTAGAAATTAACTCTCTACCTTTGTCTGTAATCTTAATATCAATTAATGTTTCTATATTTTTCTTTAGATATGCCATCTATATTCTTTTATTATAAATATTCAGTTAATATTTTTTCAGCCTAACATACTGAAAATTCCAAACCTTTCATATATGGTATTATAAACCTCTGATGAAAAATGTGTATATCCATCGTTATTTTTTATATCTTTTATCGAATCTATAAATAGAACTTCATCATGTTTATTCGTTGATTTATAGTAAGCATCGTTAAACGGTCCTTCATAAAACTTTAATTTACCCACCGTTCTTAACTCACCGTTTGGTTCATAATCCGATTCAGAAACAAACCCAATAAGAATATCTTCTTTTACTTTTTGGGAATTTTCCATTCTAAATTCTCTGAAATAGTTAATATTATTGGTGTATAACACCTCAACAGTAATACCTATATAATCACCTGACCTATGTAATAATAACATAAACTCTTCTAAATCTTTATCACTTATATTAACCCCTTCAGATGTTGATACAATTAAATCAATATCATTACCCAATATAGAACCCCATATTGCAATATCAAATCGACTATCTTTAAGTGTCTTTACATTATCACCATACCACTTAGTAAATAATTCAGAACTTATCTTATCCCCCATATTTCTGGCGGTTGGTTTAACCCTTTGAGGTATTAAAGAGTTTCGGACCTTATCTCCTTCAAACGTTGTTAGGGAGAATAACTTTCCAAATTCAGGATAACCTAACTCAATAATCTTTTCCTTAATAATATGGACGTATCTTTCTTTCGTCTGTGAATTACCGTGAGCCAATCGCTCTTTGTTATGACCTAAATGTACAAATGGTTCGTCACCATTAAACCTATAGTTTCCCCATTCATTTCTTTTAGACACTTTACCACAGTTATACTTATTATTTAAATAACCCAGGTTAACCTGTTCCATAAAAATAGTATACGAATCATATTCAAATTGACTTTCATATTCTATTGTTTTTATAGTGTCAACAACCTCTTTAGCGTTACGTAAAAATTCTGTTTTTAAATCATAACTATTAAAAATTAATAAACTACCATTAACAATCTCAACACTGTCATCCACAGGTTGATAGAAACTTAAGTTTTTTAAACTATCTTTACGGTTAAACATTTTATCTTTTAATTCTGAATCCCATAATTCATAATGATATGTTATCATATCATATTGTAACTTAGTAAATTCAGTGTTTCTAAAAAACGTATCGACATCAAATAAACAAACAGGTTCCCCAAATTCTTCTATTACTCGTATTTTATTGTACGACCAAAAACATTCGTGAATATCATTATCATAATTTCTAACCCTTATCTCATCATATAAATGACCAAAACCGTACTTGGTAACAAATTCATTAATTTTATCATCACAATATAGGTATAATGGATGTCCATCTCTTTTCCACGTTAATATTGAATAAACCCACGTATATAACTCAACCGTACTAATGTCAGTATTTACGTTATAAATAAACCCCCTATTCTCATTACTAAAAACCGAATGTATACCTATCATATTCTCACATCTTTAATAATTTCAGTTATTGATTTTTCCTTATAACAATAATCCAACACAAAAATACCTAACTCTCTTGCCGAGTATTGACATAAATTCATTGTTTTAGTGAATTTATTATATATCTCCTCTAGCAATTGATAATGCCATTTAATATGAGCAACTTCAATCCAAGTATCCTCATTATCATTATAAGGTATTAAGACTCTCTCATCTTTTAAATTAAAATCATACATTTCGTTTAATACGACATGATGACCCACACCAATAATAACATAAGAACGCGTTAGTGGAATTTTAGACGCAGAACCATTTAACTTAAATCGTGTATAGTAAGTCCTAATTGGGAACTGTTTAAACATGTTATCATCCAATGGGACTATTAACCCATCTTCAGAAAACCTATCTATCATCCACCCGTTAACATAATTTGAGTCACTACTTATCACTTCCCTCACAAAATCTTGTGAGACATCAACAAATTCGTCAGCATCAACACACCACACCCATTCGTTCTCATCATCACATATTTCTCTCTTATATTTATTCTTTAGTTTACATTCCCACTCTGTCGTATATTTCTCATCCCAATGATGTACAATCTCAGCGTTTTGTTTAACAAAGTCGTAAATAAAATTATCTTCCATACCGTAAGTATGAAAAATACAATAGAATTTGGTAACCCCTAAGTTTCTATAATGAATGAAAAACTGCTTTAACATATTATAATCCTGAAGGGACCAAACAATAAACAATAACTTCATACCTAAAGGCTTGTCGTAGGTAATTATTCCATCATAATCCAAAGACAACGCAACATTACATTCTTCTTTATAATCATCAGCACTTCCGTCATCTATTAATCTATTAGTCACTCTATCGTGTATAGTATAGATAATATCACTATCCCATTTAAAGTGATTAACGTAACCATTTAAAGGGTGTTTTATTAACTTAACAACTTGTTCTTGTTCTCCAATGACATCGTGATAACCTAAACCAATAATGACTTCACGAACAGATAGAGGCACTTTAGATATCGCCCCCTCTAATAAACTATATGTAATAAAAGAATAATAGGGAAACGTTATTTCTATGTCTTCTTCTATCGTAACCTCTTTAAGTGATGGTTTAGAAACTCTATCAATCAAACTAAACTTTACATAGTTCGCATCACTATCAACCACTTTATTTAAGTCATTAACACTAATATCTATAAATTCATCACAATCAACAGTAAACGACCATTCTCCATAACTTGAGAATTTTAACCTAGCATCATTTATGTGTTTTACTTTAATATGTTCATTAAAGACCCCGTCCCATATCTTAACAACCATGGCATTTTCCATCACATAATCTAAAACATCTTTAGTGTGTTCTTCATGCGCATGATATATCGCATAAAAATTAGTTACCCCTAAATTTCTGTAATGTTTGAAAAAGTGGTGTAACTTAGGAATACTTTCTTTACTGTAAAAAGTAAAAAATAACTTCATCGTTAGAAATACTTACTTATAATACTTTGTTTATATTCACTGAATAAACTTTCGTAATTTTGTTTTGCGTTTTTTTCATATTCAAATTTACCTCCATTTACCATTTTTTTAACTATAAAAGGCTCTGGTATATTAAACTTACGACCGTGGTTCTCTAATATTAAAAATTTATTATTATAACATTGTTTAATATCCCACCCTGATTTATTAAGAAAACGACAACATTCTTGAATCCAATGGTCATCAATACCATAAACCCCTAATTCTGTCGGTATGGTTACGTAATCGAAAATTGTTGTAGAAAAAACGTTAAACCATCCACCCCCAATCATAATGTCAGAAGTATATCCAACCTCATTTTTCTGAGTTTGGTGAAACCCATAAACACTCAAAGGGTTAATCTTAAAAGGAAATGACCTGTCAGTCACATTCTTAAATTTTTTATGTGTGAGACCATCAAAGTGTTCGTTCCACATCTTAGGTAATAAACCAGAGAATATAATAAATTCTCCCATCTCTTTTTCTAATGTTTTATATACATATTGAATCGCCGTTGGGTCAAAAAATATGTCACAATCAATAAAACTAATATAATCAAACGTATCTTTGTATTCATTAATCACGTTTCTTCTAGTCGAATTAACTCCCCAATGCCCCGTATCTCTAACATTGTGTATTATATTTAAGTTCTTTCGAGAATGTATTATGAAGTTTTGAAATAAATTATAAAAAGTTTCTTTAGTCATTTTAGAATTTGACCAATCATAATAGACATCCGAAAAATTCAAATCAATATATAAGGTAACTCCCACATTTGAGTTTTCTTTTGTCGATATTTCAAAGTCTTTTATTATCCTACCAACATCTTGTATTTCTTCTGGCATGACGTGTAAAGCATACATTACAGTATAATCAGGTCTTTTCATTATCTACTTAATTTATAATCTTCTACTATTTTATCATATAACTTTATTAGATTCATATTATAACAATGGTCTCCCTGTACAGGATGAATATAAGACAAAACATCTTCACTATTTTTCTCATTGCTCCAATACCTATCAAAATCATTCGCACCAACCCATCGTAAAAACCCTGTATTATTCATGTTCTCGATTTCATAATCGTGACCGAGACCCCACATCATCCAAACTGTTTCATCACAAAGTAATTCATCATATAAACAGGTCAATGCGTATTTACCATAACCTGGTTCTCTAAATTGGTTTTTACCGTACACAAATAGACATGATAGGAACCAATTCTTATCATGGTCTACAAAATCAGTAAGTCTTTTTTCATCCGTATTCGCATTTCTGTAGAAATAGTTTTTATAATGTTCAGCCGGTATATTGGTGTTTAACGTATCTCTTCTTTGCCAAAACACTGAACTTGCCCAGTCAGGGTCTGGAGCCATAATAAGTCCGTCAAAACCTGAGTCATACAAATCTAACATTTGTTGATACACATTAGTTTTCTCACCTTTAGGGTGAAACCAAAATGCGTCTGTATCAACAACAGAAACCACATCATAGTTCTGTAAATGCGGATGGGAAGTTAAACCATATTTTAAAGACAACCCGTCATTAACAGGTATAATAGAACCTTCAGGTAATAATCTGTCGATTAACGATGCTCCCACATCATTAACAAATCCTTTACCTAAAAATATTTTAACATCAAAATCTAAAATATCCGTATACACCAATTGCGATAAAATTGATAGATATAAAAACTTTAAATAGTTATGATTACCCCATACTTGATATACGACACATAATCTAGCGTTTTTTGCTCTTTTTGGTATATTACTATCATTCTCAAAAAACGGTAAATTATACCCATTCATTGTATGGAATTTCATATTATCACTAACACTCGAGTTTAGTAAATTAATTGCCCATTTTTCATTTGGTGATAGCGCAGTTCTTAGACATTCTTTCGCCTTTTCAATATCGTCAAAAGCTTCAATGTGTCTTAAAGCCTCAATAATACCTTCTTCTAATATTTCTTTATTGTATAACGGTTCCAACATAATTATTTAATAATAAAACCAATCTGGTGTGATATTGTTATGACCGTGTTTCTTTAGAAAATCTATAATAATCTTTGGGAATTGTGGGTCGTATTTTCTGTCTCCTGTAAAATGTATTAACTTAGACTTGTTTACCGCCTCTTGTATTGGAGTGTCAAAGAAATACCCTAACGCTCCACCTAACCTAAATAAATCTTTTGTCGCAAAACAGTGTAACATAATACTCATAAAACTTTGTTCTTGAGTATCGAATAAAACCTTATCAGTATAATGGTAAGGTTCATCAATAGATTTTAAGTTTGGCGATTTGAAATCAAACAAAGATAATAACCCCATAAAATTATCTTTAAAAGAACTAAATATCGATGAGGTTTCTATACCCATAAAACCAGCATTAGCACCAACACCCCTTACATTATTTCTATAATAATCAGGTGTTAAATCACGGTTAAAATAATTAGATAACCCAACAAACATACTTTTGTCAGACATAGGGAAGTACTCTTCGTCAATAACAAATGGTGTCTTATTAGCTATTAAACCATCGATTTCATTTAACTCAGGACTAACCTTTTTATTAAACACGATATCATCATCATAAGACACTAAGTAATCGATACCTTTTTCAACATATAAATAAAAATACAACAGAAGATGATAAATATGTAAAAATCCTTTCATGTTATCAAAGACACTCTTATCTATAATATTATTACTATGGTACCATTGTTTTAATTCTTCTTTGGTATAAAACTCCACACTCATCGGAAACCCTTCTCTATGTGGGTTATTAAGTTTTTCTATCTCCTTAGTCCAATCATCATCGTGTGTCCAATCGTCAATTAGAATATGTGCTTCTATTTCAAAGTCCCAAAATTCTTTAGATATTTGGAGTAATGAGAAGTACTGTTGTATGCCTCGTTTTGTCCACATTCGTGAAACTATTAATTTTCTATTCATTATATATTGTTTTCATTCTTTCAACCCAATGGTCTTTATTATCAAATTTCTTTAAAAATTCTTTTGCCGAATTAAAGATATTTTTTCTTGTTTCTTTGTTTGTCTTTTGTATTAACTTAACCATATTTTCAAACTCTTCCTTACTCGACGCTCGATACGGATAGTTAAACTCAGGACACCACCCTTTAGATATTATAGGTAATTTACCAGCATCAACGGCTTGGAGAATTGAATACCCAAATGGTTCTTTAACATAAGCACCATGGAATATACCGAACAGACTACTATTGTAATATTCATCTGTTAAGTTTGGATTATACTCAATGATTTTAGTATTGTTGAACTTCATTTTAGTGTTTTTCTCCCATATCTTAACACCATTACTTGATGTAAAAGCATTGGACCTAACATTCTCCAAAAAATGAATCGCTTTTCTTGTTTCTGCCCTTGCAGCAAACCCAACCACATTACTATGAAAATATTCCTTATTCCATATAAACTCATAATAATTTGGTATTGTTATACAGTCGTTAAAAATATCATTAACTAAACCCTTTTGTGAACCGACCCAATATTTAGTTTCACACTCACGGATTAATTCGTCTTGCCATTCAACATTCCATAAAAAAGGGACTGAATCTCTTGAGAACCCTAACTCCTTATAAGAATTAACTATCTCTCTGGCGTATGCGTGAACCGCAATACTCTTAAACTTAAACCTATACTTCCATAAGTGAGGTCTTTTAGTGTAATGATTATGTAAGAAGTGAATGTGTCGACATTCCTGTAATAATCTTTTAGTTTCATCAGGTCTTTCGTTATAGAAAATATGTTCTATTGGTATTGAGTCCTCTTCAAACCCTTGGAATCTATAATTATCAATAAGTAGAATTGGTTTAATATCCAAATGTTTAGGTATTAACTTTAACCAATTATTAACCCATACGTCTGAACCACCACCGACTGTGTTACCAGCACCTGTGGTTATATATATGTCAAATATTTTACTTTTACGTCTTCGCATAGCTCTATTGTATACGTAAAAGTATTAAATTAAAAAATAAAGTGAATGAAAATTAAAGGAGTTCTATTAAGTTTTTGAAAGATTGGTCTTTCTTTAATTCTTCCATTTCTTCTATATAGATATTAGTGATAGAATTCTCTCTAATATAATCAAAATTAGTATTAAATGGTGCCTTTGTGATAAAACCACCCTTAAAGAAAACGTCTTTCATACCTGCGGTTACACCAGCCATATGTAGTATCTTATTTGTTTTCCATAAAGAAATATCATCAGTAGCCCATCTGAAATCTAATTCAGAATGTATTTCAGTCTTAACGTCTCGTTTCCATAGTAACCATAACACTGCCCACATCTCTGATGTCCATGCTTGTATTGTTGGTTTATAATCATTATACGTTGGGTGTTTAACCATCAAATCATATAATTTAGGGGCTTTGTCCTCAACCTCTTTAAAATACTCTAATAACCCATCAACACCTTTATAATATAATTGAGCACCACCTGAGTTATCATTTTGGTCTTTTACATCATCTAAAGTAATCCCCATAAAGTGACACATGTCTGTAACAATTTCATCCCCCTTAGTCTTTAGATATTGATAACCTAAATACCCTTTTGTGTTACTACAATATACCGTATTATTTTCAGTGAATTTACTGTAATCGATTTTTTCGTTAAGAATAATGTCCGAATCTATCAACATTAAATCTTGTTGTTTTCTGTCAGTCGTTAAGTACTTAACAACCCCGTGTATTTTAATTGTTGGGATGTAGTGTTTTTGTACCCTATCGTCCATATATATGAAAACGTTTTTAGGATATTGTTTTTTAAATTCTAAAACAAACTTAGAAGGAGATTTTCCTTGACTAACTAGAAAAACAGCCCTATGGTCTTTTAAAATTCCTAACTTTTTAAAGTTATAGAATTGTATTAGGTTTTGCCAATGAAAATATATATTATCGGGTTGTGAACATATGGTCACCATATATTATTTTTTAATTATATTTTAATTATTATTTAGTACAGTCTTGCTCACCAACACACCTATCATCAGTGTTATACGTAATATCAATATCATCAATCTGCGATATATATCTTGGACTATTCCCTTCTACCACGAAGAACGTCCCCGTGTCAGTACATTTGTTAAAGAATCCACCACCGTCTTCATTTTCATATGTAAGCTGCTGCGAGATTAGAAATTCATGTATCTCACCACCAAGTGACGTTTGTAGTTTATCGGGACTGTTAGGTCCATATGTTATCTTAGCACAAAACGCTTCGCTTGAACCCCTTGTCGATGTTGTCGTGGTATCACCACCGCCTTGAGATACAATAACCTCATCACTCACACATTCTAAAGTTTCACCTGCGTTACTATATCCATTTGGTACTGTAACACTAACAGTATAGGTACTCTGACCTAAAACATATTGACTAGGTGTTACCTGAGCAGGTATAAATAATCCGCTTCCACGATTATAAGTAACTAGTCCTCCATTCTCCCCATTATTAACTGTGTATGATAATAAATCACAGGTTAATACCGGTAATCCTGTTGCACATTCTTCGATAAATTCAACAGTATAATCATCACTACTTGGTATACTTCCTGTACATACACATAAATCAACCACACTACCCTTAGTTGTGAAGGTATAAGTCTGACTATCATTATCACAATCTATATAATCAAAACTAACACTATTCAATAAATTAATTCTACGAACCCTAACCGTAATACAGTTATCACACACATCTTCAGTTGTTGTCGTTGTTGTAACATCTTCAGTAGTAGTTGTAGTTGTTACATCTTTTGTAGTAGTAGTTGTAGTTGTTACATCTTTTGTAGTGGTAGTTGTAGTCGTTACAGAATTATCTTCACCATCGATAACGAACACATAAGGACATCCACAACAATCAAACGTATATGTCCCATTTACACTATTAAACCCATGGTCTAAAGGGTCAAACTCGTAAGGAAAAGACACGTTGGGGATACTAACACTGTTAGGTTGTGTAGTTGTCGTATCAGTCGTATCCGTAGCGGCCTTAGACGTATTATTAGTCGTAGATGTTGTAGACGTTGTAGTCGTTGGGGTAAATGTTAAATCACATTTACCATTACTCATTCGTTCAAACCTAACCGTTTGAGTTGAAGGTCGTACTGTAGTAGTATCAGTAACATCTAAACTACCATTCCCATTAACTGTTGTAGTATCAGTAGCGTCTAAACTACCATTCCCATTAACTGTTGTAGTATCAGTAGCAGCTAAATCACCATTCCCATTACTATCAATAGACGTATTATTGATACTAACGTTATTGTTTTCTTTTTCGTTTATATTAGACATGTCTTGTATTTTTTATATTTTTAAAGTTCCTGTCCACCACCTTGGTCTCCACAATTATGACTAACAACAGTACCAACACTACCATTTTCATCTACCCTTATTGCTAAGTGTTGCTGACCTGGTACCGCACCTACATATGTACCATTAGGGTAACCCGGACTTCCGTGTACGTAATAATGTCCGACAGGTATGAAAGTATCCATATCACTATTGGTATATACTGTTTTATTAAGTAAAGATGATGTTATTGTTAAATTACCTTCCACCCAAAGAGCACCTGTTAAAAAGTATGTGTTGTCACAGAATCCAGTACCTTCGTTCGTTTCTTCATCATATACCCCAAGTATTGGTTTTCCTGCTGAAATATAAAAACGAGTAGTCGGTATTTCACTTGTCGTTGTAGTTGTTACATCCTCTGTGGTTGTTGTTGTCACATCTTCTGTCGTACTAGTTGTTGTTACATCTTCAGTTGTACTAGTCGTTGTTACATCTTCAGTTGTACTAGTTGTTGTTGTCGGCACTTCAGTAGTTGTTGTGGTAACAGAAGAACCTAATACTGTATATGATATATCATTATCATTACACACTCTCTCTATGTTTCTTATATATTCACAACCACCACAATTAAATGTATATGTACCAAAAATATCATCAACTCCATGTTCTGAAGGATAAAAAGTGTAAGGGAAATTAATACCCGGTATTGTCACGGTAGGCGTATCAGGCGTGTCAGTAGCAGCCATAGACATATTATTATTAGTCGTTACCCCACCACAATCAGGGGTAAATGTTAAATTACACGGTCCATTACTAGGACTACTAAACGTAACCGAAACTCCACCTGTGGTAGTAGTTGTAGTAGTATCTGGAGTGTCTGTGGCTAACCTGTTATTAGTATCGTTAATATTTCCCATTTTCTTTTATTATATAAATATATTTATTCTATTAAATCTTTTACTTATTGTCTTTATATTTTTATTTAACTTAGTATTGGTTGTGTGAAACAGAAGTAATTCGGTTGATGACATGGTAACCCTTCGGGCGCCTGTGTTACTGTTCCTGAGTTATAAGTAACCCCTAAAGTCCAATAGTTCATTTGACTATTGTTTGTCAACGAATTAAGAGTAAAGTTAGCCGTCGAATTACCTCTACTAACCGTAAGACCATAACCCGTGGTTAATGCGTTTGCTAATGTATCAAAATCACCATTTCCACAAGCGACATCATATAAATAGAATTCAGTTATTTGACTAACTGTTGTACTATCAGCATATGCCTTACCTGAGGATTGTGGTATTACCTGAGAACCTAACCAATCAAAATTAACACAATAAGTTGTTTCATTATTTCCTCTAGTTGTTGTCGTTGTAATCGGACCCGAACCACCGTCACCCATAGTGGTTGAAGTAGTTGTTGTTGGCTCTTCTGTAGTAGAAGTAGTCGTTGTCCTATCCTCTGTTGTACTAGTCGTTGTTGTTGGGTCGTCAGGTTCTCTAAAACTTGTCGTTGTTGTCGTTTCATCGCTTGGGCATTTTCTATTTTTGTCACATTCCTCACCTACTTGGTAAATTAATTTACCATCTGATGTTGATATATTTAACCCGTTACCACACACTTTTTCACTTTCTAATGGGTTTACCATTATCTCTCTCTGAATACCATCACAATCATCATAATACCCAATATATCTTGCAGGACCCGTAGAAGTATGTGTAAATTCTATACAAACACATAACGGTTCAACTTCTGTCGTAGAAGTAGTCGTTGTCGGCTCTTCTGTTGTACTAGTCGTTGTTGTCGGTTCTTCCGTTGTACTAGTTGTTGTCGTTATATCCTTAGTCGTAGAGGTAGTCGTTGTCGGCTCTTCTGTCGTAGAAGTGGTAGTCGTCTTATCTTCTGTCGTACTAGTCGTTGTTGTCGGCACTTCTGTAGTAGAAGTAGTAGTAGTCTTATCTTCTGTCGTACTAGTCGTTGTTGTCGGCACTTCTGTAGTAGAAGTAGTAGTAGTCCTATCTTCTGTCGTACTAGTCGTTGTTGTCGGAGCTTCTGTAGTAGAAGTAGTTGTTGTTTTATCTTCACAATCAACAATAAAAACTTCCGATTGTCCACTCACTATTTCCGTAGCTGAAAATTCAATCCCCTGACAGATAGTAGAGTTACATGTTTTATTTATTGTTATCTGATTTCCATCACAATTTTTGTAAACCACAAACATTCTACCATCATAAGGGTTTGTCTTATAACAAACACATGGTTTTTCAGTAGTCGTAGTAGTCGTAACGGGTATTTCAGTAGTTGTGGTTGTTGTAACCTCCTCTGTGGTTGATGTAGTCGTTGTAACGTCTTTTTCAGTAGTTGTGGTTGTTGTAACATCTTCAGTAGTAGAAGTAGTCGTTGTTGGTATATCACCAATAACGTAACTTATATCGTCAATACAAATATCACTAATAGTTATGTCGTCAATACACATCTCTATTTCATCACAACATATTAACTCACAATAAGGAACACATTTATCGTTGATATATATTGTATCATATCCGTCTTTAGGTCTATACCACGCAAACATATCCTCATCAAACTTAATTTGATACTTGTCATTAAACAGACCCTCATCACAGTAATCATCATAAACCAAACTCTTTACTTCAATTACACCACACTCTTCTGTTGTTATTATATAATCACCAATACCAATCTCATTAGCCGGTTTAGAGATTATCTGATATTCATTATCGTAAAACACCTGTGATGGTGTCCCGTCTAAGTTATAAATCGTTCCAATTGGTTTTGTAGGCGCTTCAGTATAACACGTTGTTAATAAGTCGTTCGAATTCGTTTTGTTTAAATCCTCTAACACCAAAATATTATGATGGAATTCTACTTTAACCCTACCTTCATTAATATTAATGTATTTGTATATTCTTCCACATGATGTACTCATCACAGGAACCATTTTAATGTTTTTTGTGTAATTACACACAATACCTTCATTTCCATATTGAAACTCCGAGTAATCACAGAAATCCATTTCTCCGTAATTAGGACTCGCAGCGATAATTAAATCACCGACATTAATATCCTGAACCCTAACTGTTTCAACATTTTCACCGACAATTACCTCATCAATAGTTATTTCGTATGGTATTGTTTCTCCTTTAACCCTATAAAATTCAGTATCGGTTAAATAACCTTGACACTCAGGTCTTATCTCATAATCAAGTCTACCAACACAATAAGGGTTTATATTTGAATAAAACAGATATTCGTTTCCATAACAGAAATATCCTCCATATCCTCCGTAACCACCATACTGACCGTAACCTCCGTAAGACGTATAATCACCGTAACCTCCGTATCCACCATACTGACCGTAACCACCGTACTGACCGTAACCACCATATTCGTCGATAGTTTCTAAATCCGTTTCAAAATCAAGACCCACCAATATGGCGTTTCTTTCTTTTAAATATATATGTATCGGAGCACCTGATTGGTCGTACGCATGTATCAACCTATTCTCACCTGATTTAATCTTAACAATAAAAACATCTCCCGCTTCGTCATACCATATAGACTCACCTTCAATTAAATCTTCTTTACAATCAAAGAACATATCATAAGGTAAAGTGGTACCGTCTTGAGCTTCAAAAGTCCCACCATGTAACCATATTTTCACATAATCAAACCCATCGTCATTAACTCTATCACAAATACCAATACTATCGCCCGTAGCATAACGGTGTCTGATAACATTTTGGTCTTCTTCTAAATCATCAACTGTTATACAGTTGTCAATTTCCCATTCTAATGAATGTGTGAATACGTTTGTGAAATCTAATAAGTTTTTATCTGATAATTTACCATATATTTGAGTATATGAACCTTTAGGTCCTTCAGTAAACATAAAGTCACCATTAACCGATTCAGGTGCATCAGGATAACACGAAAGATAAATGTCTTCAGTTATGTGTTTATACACAGGAAACCTGTCTATTGTATCTAACCCACCAACATACTGATACGTCCCATGATATACTTTATCGTAGTCCACGCATTTAACAACTTCAAACTTTTCAGTTAAAAATACAGTACCCCTCGGGTCTAAACTATCTATATGATGGTCAGGGTAATTTACGTCATAGTGAACACCTCCGAACTGACTTTGGTCAATACTAAACGGAATGTTCTCCAACACAAAACATCTGTCTTTACAGTCATCTTGTCCTTCACCCTCATTAATAATAACTTTCATCCCTATTTCTAACGAATCTATATCGAAACATTCTCCACAGTAACTATTGGTTATTAACTTTATCTCGTTATGACAATCATAACAAAACTCACCATCTTTAAACCCTTCAATCTCAAAAGCACTTAACCCTTCAACCTCTGGACTAGTCGTCTTTATAGTAGAACCAAATACTGTGTCAGCAACATACGTCAATCCATCGTCGTTATCACATAAAAAATCACAATCACTAACTTTATCAGCAATCTCATCTCTATATATGTCTTTAGATATTTGTGACAACATCTGAACAATAGTGGTCACAAAATCTTTACATTCATCAGGATAACACGTTACGTATGTTTCAAAATCACATAACATATAAATCGGATTGTCGTATTGTGGACACGTGTCAGGACTACCAGGTTGAGCGTTATCCAAATTACACGAACCCATCTTATCAGACTCGGTCGAAGTAAAGAAATGTGTCCACTCTTCACCCCCTATTTGGTATATTTTGTCGTTTATTTTTACCTGTAAATACCAATTACCATAACGATATAATCTTTCGTAACAGTCAGGTATATTCTTATATTTTTTTAATGAGTCAATTAATGTCTCATATAATGTCTTCGCTAATGATAAGTCTAATGACATAACATCGTTTCTACACGGTTCTTCCCAATTAAACTTTGGTCTATGTAGATTATGGTTCTCAACTTTTTCACCAGTAAACCATAAAGTAGTTGCCGGTATAAACTGTTCAACTAAACGTATCCAATATGTACTAATTTTGTTTAAGTACGCATACGTTAAGTCATAATCATACGCCTTACCTAACCCACTTTCATAGTAATCCTTAAATAATTCGATTAAATCCCAATATTTCTTTCCGTACTTACCTTTACCCACTTCAACTCCGTTCCAAAAACCATATTCAGAGAATTGAGCAAATGTTAAATTGTTTAATAATACACCTGAATACGATAATGAGTGTTTTTGATATGTCCTTACAAAATCAAATAACACCGCTCGACCAGGGTTAAGGAATATATCAACGTTCTTTCTGTTTAATATAAACTTGTTAGTATCCGAATCTGACTTCTTATTGTCGATGTCAGCCTTTAACTCCCACCCATCATCAAAGTTTGGGAAATTTTTATATCTATCATAGAATTTTTCACCATAAGTGAAATCTTCAAATTTTGTCTTAATTGTTTTTGGAGAAGTTGTCAAATCAGACCTTTCTTCATCCAATACCGAAACAGACTTATGTGAATCTGTCCTTTCAAACCAACCAGCACCCTTTTGGAAGAAGTAGTCGTTAGTTATCGTAGGAGTTTTAGGTATTGAATTGTCTGAAGTACCAACCCTCTCTATTGGATAGTCATCAACATTATACACCCCACCCGATTTCTGTACTTCAACACTAATCAGTTCTTTATCTAAAATATAAGCATCACCATGGTTCTCACCGTCAGGTAGTTGACTATTCTCTAAATACCCTAATACGTCTATTTCAACATTTGGATATTTCTTTTGGAAATCCGACTTATCTAACCATTCCTCTTTAATTTCACTCCAAACTTTTATCGTTTTGAAGTCTACGTCAGATTCAAACCACTCACCATCAATAACGTTATCTAATTTTTCAGAAAACTTATCGTAATCAATTCGGTTTATAACCTTATAAACGTATTCGTTTATCTCAACGAATGATTCAGGTGCCCCAATAAAACTCAATAAGAATCTAAGGGGTTTTCTTGTACCTTTAGATTTAAATAGGTACGCTGAATTTAATATTATTCTTCTATATATTTCAATGTCAGTCTCAAATGGTGTTTTTCCTTTTGTTAACCCATCAAACTGACTGTCTTTTTTCTTATATAAGTACTCTTCGATGTTACGGTCCGTAATTGAGGTTATCACATCCAATCCTAATAACCCAGCCAAGTTCTTTAATAGTAAATCGGGTACGTTATTAATCTTATCATACGTAACATTGTTCATATACGCAATATTGTCTATGAATTTCTTTACATCATCGAAAAACCTACCATATAGTTGGAATATTTTCTTAACTTTTTGACCTTCCGTATCAAACTCTTGTAAAGAAGCCGTACTTAAAAAACGAGCAATTAAATTCGCTTTGTAGTTATCAATAACTTCACACGTTTCAAATAACTTCTCTAAATATCTTTCAAATTTATCCCCTTCAACTACAATATTAAAGTCATCAGACAATTCCCATTTTATCTTTTCATCACCAAAATACAATTTACCGTCACTCGTTTCTTTAGGGACTTTAAACTTAGCCTCGTATAATGGAACATTCTCTCTATCTAATAATAACTGTTCAAAATCATCCATTAGTTCAAACTTCTTCTCGAATAAGATGTCGTTTAACTTAATGTAGAATTCTTCCTGTGTTGGACCTGTAAATGGTTTTCCGTGAACAGTAATTGATAGTTCACCACTATACCTATCTTTTGGTAATGAAACCTTTTTAATTTTGTATTCAACACCCGAAAACAATAAAACGTACTTTGTAAATTCTTTAGCAAAGTTTCTATCAGTATCGTATTGTCCTTCGAAAACTTTTAAACCAATATTACTATATTCAATACCTAACGGATTTCTAATAGCTCTTAATGGTATTTTAAAGGTCGTGGTATTAAATTGTAGATTGTTTACAACGTCATATGCCGTATCAACGGTCTGAGCGTCGGTTGTTGTTTTAAACACTCTTAAAGACGCTGGAAATGTGTTGGCAATATTCTCAACCGCAACCTTAGCCCTTAAAAAAGCAGACCCAAACAAATCTTTGGACCCCTTTTCAGTGTTAAACTTTATTTTTAATGATTGGTCAAATAATTTACTAACCTCTTTAATAGATTCCTCACTGTTTAAGTCCTCTAAAGAAATTGGTTTAGAAAAATCTGAAGTGGTAAAACTTTTAGTATCTCTAACAACAGGTGTCCCTTCCTCAGAAAAGTTTTTCTGCGTGAAATCATTACCCTCAGTATTCTGACCCCCTACAAGACCATCTGAGAATGTACCACTACCGTTAGAAGGAAATCTAATGTTTGCCATTAATTCGCTATATTATCAAAACCTTTGGACGTGTCGATGTCATCAATTCTATCTTCACGGACCTCATATAATTTATTATTAATTTCATCACGTATTTCAAATAAGTTATACTGTCTGTATATATTATTCTCTTTATCGTAAATCGTGTATATTCCGTCTTCAATTGACTTGGTTTGATTACCATACAATGCGTATGCTAATGTTTGTTCGTCGTGTTCTACTAACTCAACCTCCATGTGTACAGGGTTAAAGTAAGTATTGGTTAAGATAACATTTTGGTTTGGTTCACCAATAAATGGAATCTCATTTGGATTATTTGTTGGAGCAGTACTCGGAGTTACAGTACAATACACTAAACTCGTAGGATTACTCGTATATCTATATCTTAAAGATTTTTGATTTGTATTTGTTAAATTAGCAACAATCGGTTCACAGAAAAAACTACTCGTTATAACTCTATAGAAGTTACTAATCTTTTTACCACTATCGTCTAAGTATTCAATTCTGTACCCAACCAATCCGTTATTTACAAATTTACCTCTATCTTCAGATGGTATACTTGATACATCAAATATTAACCCCTTAACGTTTGGTAATGTTAATAACACACCACAATCTGTGATGTTTGTTCTTATTTCTTTTGGTCTGATGTATAAGTTATACACCCCTAAATCTGAAAATTCTCCACTTTCAAGTGTTAAGTTATATAAACCCCCTAACATCTCTGTTTCTTGAGTACCACCTGTCACATCGTTATGGAAAACAGGTGACAAAATATCACTAGCATTTAATTTTTTAAACACTGGTGCCGTATTCGAATCTCTATCTGAAGCATAATGTAAAAAAACCTCCACATCGGAAGGTGTAACATCTGCTGGTCTCTTTATTCCGTAATTACCTGTTGCCATCTCTTTTTATATTATTATAAATAGTATTTTATTAAATTTTTTAGTCCCTAATATCATCAGAATCGTTAATCTTGAAGAATTTATTTCCATTCTGTTCAAGTTCCTTCATATTGGATACCTCACCCATCTTATAATAGAACTCAAATGGAGCCTGTTTACCTCTCTCAATAAAGATATCTGATTGTATCTCAATTTCGTTTGTTATTCCATGAAACACCTCTTGATGTACCACAGGACCTGTATCCATACTCAAAAGTTCATGAGTGAATCCTTCATTTTGACCATCCGTAAATAAAGACGGATAAACACTAATCGTGGTGTATCCCGTTTCCTCATCATCCATATACTTAATCCCGTCAATGAAATATACATAAACCATATTTGTTGTTGATAACCCACTAGTTATCTGAGATATACCGTCAATTCCCGATTTACCCTCAACCTCGGTAATAGTAGCCTGTAATCCATTTGCCCCATATCTTCTTAATTCATTTAAACGACTAACCCCACCATCACATATTATAACACCTGAAGTATTAACATACGATAACATTTCGTAGTCATACCCTAAACTCTCGGGAGTGGTCGCATTAACGTCAAACGTAATATCAATATTTGAAGGGACTGTCACTTTCTTTACCTGTTTATTTCTACCCCACGGAGTATCAATTGTAAGTGTTATATCATACGAACCATTACTACTATATTGATGCGTGTTTAATACACCGTTAACTTGGTATGTGTTTTGATTTCCGTCACCCCAATCAACATTATACGAAAGACTTTTCATAAATTTATATTTATCGTCATTAACACTATCACGTAATTTAACTGTCGTATCATTCTCATTGGTTTGAACAACAAAATTACATAATACATCAATATGACCAATATCACCATCAGTCGGAGTGTATAAACCAACATTGTCGTAATCTTGCTCTAAATAAACCTTAAGACGGTAATTAGTATTGTCTGATATTTTTTTAATTGTCTTTTTCATTATAACATTTGATAAAACATTAATGGGTTATCTTCTGAATCACCTACTCTTTCCCCTTCAACACCATCACTATAATCATAAATTTCATAAGTCAATTTCTGTCTATTTAATTTAACTTTATAGTAAAAATCTTTTTTAGGGTTTATCCCTGAATCAACTAATGGGTCATTAGTCATTCTAACCACATCACCCGTCTTCGCATTAAAAAATCTACAACCCATATAAAACTCGTTAAAGGGTTTTGTACTTAAACTTTTAAAAACAAATAAATCAGAAACTTCATTATTTTTAACATTATTCGAGTAAATATTTGGGACAATGTACGTTCCAACGTCTATTCGTGTTAATTTACTACTATCTTCAAATCTATCCCCAAACTCATCGATATAATCCTGCTCATTTGGACCACTGACACCTCCAGCAGTGTTATCATCAACACCGTCACCATCAATATCCACCATATCATCCTCATAATCCGCAATACCGTCATAATCGGCATCATAAATTGATAAATTTGAAAGATATATCGGTATTATTTTAGTTAACTGTAATTTCTGTTTTTCTCTTGAGGTTGTGTCGAAAAAATCTAACTTAAAAAAACTGTTTTTAACCGCATTACTAAATAATACTAATTCTCGTTCTTCAAACCCCTGTGGATAATACTCGTCAATCCAAAATGGTGACTCCCCACTTTTATCTATAAATGAAGCTGCGATATATAACCCGTTATCCCCACTATCATCGTAATTATGTATAAATTTAGACACCTCATAATCTTTTACAGGGTTTATTATATCCTGTAATACATCATCAGAAAACTTTTCAATCAAATCTTCCTGACCTGTAATATCAAACTTAGTCTCTAAATTAATAGGGATGTTTAAACTCTTACCTCTAACTATTCGTACTTTACTCACAATCGTCAATTAAGAATGGGTTTATTCGAGTATCTTCTACTCTACTATTAGTCACACCATCAATGGTGTCTGGTTTTATATATAAATTTTCAATATTATTAATGTAATGACATCCATTTATAAACGGATAATCGACACCTAATCCCTCAGCATTAACATAACCCTTTGACCATATATCTCTCCATTTCCAAACATTTTCTTTTTGAAAGTATTTGGCATATGATGGTAAGTTATATATATTACTAGTGTCAGACTCTTCAATATAATCCGAATAGACCCTTAACTTATATTCAAAATGTGGGTTATAATAGTAACCTTCAGGTCCATTAGGGTATGTAGTCCCATTTATCGTTTTTCTATCGAAAAAATCATCATTAAACGATAGTCTTAAGTGTCTGTCTGTTACCTTCCTTTCTATCATTTCATATGGGTTATACTCATAAATACCACCCATAATAGTATCACCAACCGATAAGTCTTTAACTACCTTATTATTACCATCATATAAACTTTCTTCAACCTTAGTTAACGCATCTTCGTTTCCATAACCGAATTGTCTTTCAAAACCATATTGTTGTTGGTTGAACATCTTCATATTATTTCTATGTAAGACACTAACGTTAATGTTTGTTAATGGTCTTTCTAAATGGTCAACTAACCCATCAACATCCACCTCATCCTTTAAGATAAACATATACGTATTTCCGTTTTCTTGTGTTCTCACAACACCTTGCTCTTCGTATGATGGTACATTATCATCATTTAATCCGTATTTCTGTATATATTGTTCGTCCTCAAAAATTGAAGATTCAAATGCGTTTTTTTGTACCTCAAACGCCTCGTGGGTTCTAAGTATCTTATGTTTAATCATATAATACTCTGAGGTCGTTTCTTCAGGATTATTTTTCTCAATCACTCTCTTAAAACCACCCTCATCTAATACGACACCTTCTTCAAACTGTCCTTTATAAATTCCAAATATTCTATCTTCTGAACGATATTTTTGATTACCAATAACATCAACACTATAAACCACACCATTAATCTCGACAAAATCGTCCTTACTTAATCCATGTTTAAGTGGAGTATAAAATTCAAAATACGAACCGTTATCAGTAGCCTTGAATGGTAACCCATTAGTCAAATCAAATTCAATTGTCCCTTCTTGTTCAGGTAAGTTTAATTTAATCTTATCACCGACAATAGGTACAAATTTCTCACTAGGGTAGGTTAGGTATAAATTCCAATTGATTCTATCAGAAAAAACAGAACCAAATCCATTACCGTTATTATACCACGAATAATTTTTATATCCTGTAATATCGAAAAATTCTTCAGATGCAATACCACCATTATAGTCTTCACGAATAAAAGACATTTCTTTCATCGGTATTCGACCTATTAACTCAGATAAATCTAAATCAGATGGAGAGTTATCCTCCGTTTCATTAATGATTTCTTCAATTTTCTCGTTTACAAAAAATAAGTTATGTAATATTTCAAGGTTGGTTGTTGTTAAGTCAGTAATATTTTTCCATATGGGTCTTATAATACCCGTCAATCTATACTTGTCCGATTTCTGTCTTTCAGTATCGTATTGTTCTGACTGACTTAAAATCACAGTTCTATCCCCTTCAACGATATGTCTACCTTCTTGGGCAAGTTCGACTTTTAAAGACATATCTGTCTCTTCAGAACCTTTGAACCTTAACTCGGGTAATATTATTTTTTTATTTTCCATTACTGTATATTAAATAAATAATTCCTAATTGATTTTAATAACGTATATGGTTGTTTAGATTCTTCACAGATACCTCTTTCTTTCATAGTTTTGTCGTATTGATGTGCCATCCCACAACGTTCCCAATCAATCACTTCGTTTTCACCTCTTCTAATAGTATTCACCACCATAACCTCATCGTGTTCAAACCCGTACCTACTTTTGGGTATTTCATTTATTATTTTTTGACTTACCCCCTTTTCTTTACATTTACACTTAGTCATGTTAGATGTTAATCCGTAATTACTATACATTCCATAGATATCCATACCATTATAATGTTCTGATAATTCCACAAGTTTTCGATAGGTAGACCCACTATAACAAGTGGTAAACATTATTTTAGTCTCTTTAGTGATAACAGAACTCAATGAGTCTATGATTTTAATAACATCTTCTTTAGTCAACCCCTCAACTAACCTATAACCAGAACCATAACTAGTCAGGTTGATTTGTTTAAGTTTAATACCATCGTATTTTTGAACAAACTTATTTATATCTTGTATAATTCCATCAATATTTGTTGTTGTTCCTATAACACTATGGGTTATTTTGGATAAAAACCTATATAATAACTTTTCTTCCTCTTTATAAAGAAAATATATTATTAAATGACTCGGATTTCGTTTCATATTATTTAGGTCCATAATTTTCAACAAATTTATCATACGCCGTAGAACCTTTTCTCAACCCTAGTTGAAAATGGAACGGAACACCAATTTCCATTAAATGGGCTCGTTTTTGATTAACAGTATACTCTTTATAATTGTCATTCGCCTTTAGTTTTTCTCCATTAACCTCAACACAGTCAATAATTGGAGGTAATAAATAAGGTTTAAGGTACTCATTATCCGATGGGTCATTATTTAAATCTTCATTAAGATTTGCTTTAAACATTTGTATTCTTTGATTATAAACCTTATTCTCATAATAACTTTGTTTTTCACCCGACCTACCTAAAAGAGTCCCAAGTTCATCAAAAAATGGTAACGCAACGTCATCAAATAATCCGTTAAGACCACTACCATCACCCACCGCTCTTTCACCAAAACCGTGACCTCTAGTATTCCATAAAAAATAAGGAACTCTTTGTGATGTATCTCCTAACCTTCCAGGTTCATTAAGACACGCCCTTATTAACCCACCCAATTGTTCTAACTCAGGGGTGTCTGGGTCATCTTCAGAAAAGAACATTTTAATTCCTATAGGTCCTTTGGAATCAAAAAGACCATTATATAAGGACATGTATGGTGAGTCCTCTTCTTCAATTTCAAACGGATATATACCTGTTTGTGTGTTAAAATTCATTAACTGAGAAATATCACCATCAAGCTTACCTTTTCTACTATCAAATAAATCCCTAACCCTCAATCGACCTCTCTCTTTAATTTCTTTTGACTGTATAACATACTCCATTAGGTCATCAATACCTTTATATGAAGTAGCACCAATACTTCTACTTATTGAACAGTTAGGGTCTAATTCGTTATCTGCACAAATTTCATTTAACCAAGTATTTCTAGGACCTAAATCCATAACAGTCGTTGGGTAGTTAATTTCTCTGTGCTTCCCGTCTCGAGAAGACCCATAAAACCCTTTAGTTTTATTCATATAGTCCTCAGTTAATTGACTATTTAAACCTAAATTATTTCCTTCATTACTGTAGTCATATTGATTTTCTCCTTGACTATAGTTTGGATTGAATGGTGATGACCTGTAATAATAGTGAACACCAGTTTCATCTACTTTCCTATATAAACAATCTTTACAATATTTATTTCTACCTCTTTTCATAAACTGAAAGAAATATAACGCCCCATTTAACCATGAGTTAGAGAAGGTATATGAAACCACACCACCACACATTAATTTACCGAATAACTTTCTTCTTCTGTAGTCGTTTAACATCTCACCGGTTCTTCCGGCTAAAGGAACTAAGGTGTAAACACCATCTCTAAATTCAGAATAACCCGAAATCGTTCCTTTTTTTGCTACGTTTGGGTCAATACGATATGGTCCTTTTTTCTTTACCTCACCGTAATATCGACCTCTGTATATACAATGTAGTACCCCATTTCGAAATGTTGATGGAGAGGTTTCTAACCTACCAGATTTATTAAATTTAGATAAAACGGCTAAAACGTTATATGGAGGTCTTGGTTCACATTCATCTTCGTTCTCACCTAAAATATTTTCTTCATAATTTTCAGTCGTGTCATACTGTGTCCAAATCTGACCATTACTATTATTACCGAATATTCCACCCTCACCTGGAATGTTATTATCTAAAAAATCTTTACCATCCACATATGTTAACGCATCCTTAAGTCCGTCACCATCAGTATCAAATCCATCAACAAACGGATGTAGATTCATATCACCACCAAAAAAATTACTACCTGGCTCATCCTCTATAATATAGTCGTACTTAGAACAACCCGACTCTATTTCAGTAAATACCACATCCTCAGGCTCAACATTATCAATCTTCCAAAGATAATCAACCTCAACTAAACCACCACTAGGGTGACAAGTACCCGGTATAGGCACATCAACCTCTTTATTATAAACCTCAGCTAATACTTCCGCAATTTCATCATAAATATCTTTTATAACCCATGTATTCCAAACCGTACTCCATGTTATATCAAATTGCTGACCTATTCCAATTGGTATCACTATATTTTCATCATCAAACAAATTTATTCTTATAACCCATCTTTCATATAAATAAGTTTCGTCTCCGTTAGGATTAACAGATGTAGGGGGCGGTATCAACCCAACCGGAAGGTATAAATCACCGTCAGGGTTATATGATTGTGGTTCTGTTAACTCTAAAGGGTTTGTGGTGTTATTTGTCGGTGTTGGGAATGTTAACCCATAACTAGTTAATAGACCTTCTTGTGTCATATTAGCCCCTGATGGTAGAAACCTATTACCTCTTAACTCTATTTCTTCATTCGGAGATATAACAATAGGGGTAATTAAATTATCCCCTTCACAATCGTAAAACGTAGAAATTGTTATATCATTCGTTGTCTCATTTTTTACCGTATGTAACCAACAGTCATTAGAAACACGAGTATATTTTTCTTCACAATCTATATTTTGATGTGTTGGTGTTGGTACATTATCCCCTTCATACGTAGATAGGATATCACCATCAATAACATCTACATTCGTAGTTGTTTGATTTGGGTCCTCGTCCTCTTGACAATCATAACAATCGGGGTAAGTGATTAACCTCAACTTCATAATATTATCAAATTGGTATTCTTTTGCGTTTCTATACATCTTAGCAGACGCCCTTTTAGCAACTTTAATACTTTCTAACGCTGCGGCAATAAGAAACAAAACTCTAGTTACAAATTCATTTATTAGTAACGATATAAATTTACCGAGATAATCAACAAAACTAAGAATCGTTAATATAAAGAAATTAAATCTATGATTTCTAACCGCATCATTAATCGGAAAGAAGTTATTAGTATTAGCACAATCATCTTTTTCTGACGGCCAAATCTCTTTTATTCCTATAAAAGACTCATTTCTATCTCTAACAAAAACCTTAAATACTTTCTCCCACCAACCTGTCTTCCAATATTGGTTGATAAAGCTAGACGCAGTATAAACCCTACCATAACGGTATTGGTAAAAATAGTCTTGTGGTACACCCACTTGGTTATTATTAATCGCCTCTTGACTCATACCCGCAATCTCAGATATTGCAGCCTCAGGATAATCATCTAAATTCGTACTGAATGAGTACGATTTACTATCTATCGTCGTACGACCACCAACAAAATTAGTGTCATCATCAGTGTGATATTCCCTAACGTTAGGGATTAAATATTTACCTGTAAAACGATTTCTTTCTCCTGTATCTTCATTTAAACTTATTCTAAACCTATAGTTACCCATAGTCGGTATACCCACATCCTCATCTTTAGATTCTACTAAATACCCGAACTCATCAGTGGTAACATATTTCATATTCATTGGAACTCTGAAAAAATACACCCCTTTCTCATCAACCTTAGTGTCTAACATGACACTTTCAAGTATTGGTCTTTTCATGTCAATCTCTCCAGAACCATCCTGCTTAGTTTCATACTGACCACTAAAACGTATCGCTTCAACGTCTCCTTTGAATGTAGTTAATCGACATTTCTCACCCATCTGATTATCTACATTACAACTCACTCGTAAAGCATCTTTACCTGAATCAGTAAACGTACCACCCATCATAATAGCATAAGGGTCTATCCTAACACCTCTTTCTTTTAAATCAAAATCTGAACGAGTTATACCTATTTGACATAATTCAGGATTACCCCAAAATGGTTCAACATTTACTGTTTTCTGTGTAGATACGATTTGAGGTAAGGAATCTAAATTATCTGACGACATAAATGTGTACGCATTTTCAAATTTCTCTTCAGAAACCCCTTCATATTTCAAATCATAAGGAACTAAAGACTGACAACCAATGTCAGATAAATCTAAGTCGTAATGTATTGTATGTATACCTAATGGAACCCCAAATAACATAAAGTCACCTGAGTCATTGGTTTTTGCAGAATATTTGTAATATTTGTCGTATACCTCTAATACGTGTTCTTGTGTAAGAACATCAACCTTAGACGGGAAAGTACCTGTCGGTGTATGTCCCGAATGTTGTCTTATATTAGGTAATAAGTTATACCTGTACCCTTTTTCGTTTCTTGACGTGGATGTTTTGAAGGGGTAAATCTCATTAATCACTGGATTATCCTCATCGATATTATCAATAGGTACAAATATAGACACACGGGCATTTGGTACTCCATACCCCCCGTTAGTAAATACTCTACCTACCACAACACCAAAGTCAGCACATAAACTTGTGTACTCACCTGTTTGTGTCATTTTTAAGGATAAGATGTCTAACGTATCAAAGTCTTGGTCGATATTGATTTTAATGTTAGTATCTACCCCTGGTGTTGTTCTTATTCTATAGGATTTAGACATACGTGTTTCTTTTTAGATAAATATTAAATTAAATATTTTCCTAATTAATAATAAGATAATACAAAGTAATGTAAACTTGATTAATTAATCAAAGGTGCAGAAATTGTTTTAACTCTAACAACGATATCCTTACTTGGGAACCTAACTTGGTAAATCTGATTACTTCTCATATAAACCGTTTCATCACCTAATTGAATTTGTTTGGTGTCTTCATCAATATACGGTTGAGCAGTTTTAGTATCTGAATACCCTTCACCCACTTTATTAATAACCCTTAAATCGACTAAGTTAACCACACCAGATTGTGAATTAACAATTTGTTTTAACTCACCAACATATAAATGTTCACCTAAGTCTCTACCATCAATCTCCAAATATGAAGACACTTCTGATAAAATCGAAGATATGATTTCTGTTTGATTAACATTCTTATCTAATATAACATCTATCTCAAAACCTAAGTCAATAATCTCAGCAACTTCTGTCTCAATATAATCGTTAATCATTCGATATTCTGATAGATACTCAGCAATGTTTTGTCTTAAAACGTTAGAAACTTTATTTGTTAAACTACCATCAGAATCATAAGACAATAAATTAATTCTTATCTTATTATCTTCTTCAAATACGTTCACCTTTGATGGTGCTCCATATTTTGCTGGCATTGTCTTTATTAATATTCTATAATCATTCAATGTCACGGCTCTTTCTTGAGCGGCGAAATTAAACGCAACCATATTTCTAATTTCTTCTAATGATGGTTTGTCCGCCCCACCAATTGCGGCGGCTACGTTAGACGCAGTTAAAGAGTTAATAACTCGTGTGTTGATATTAGACGATGGTCCTGTTACCGAAAAATCATAATCACCTAAGTCGTTTAATGAATTAACACCTACGTTAGATGTTATACCACCACCAACACGATATTTTATAAATAAAGTAGTGTTTGGTTTAACTGATTTACCTAACGATAAGTTATTTGTGAAATCTAATAAATCGTAACTTCCTTCTAAGTCAACGAAAGTATCGAATTGGTCTTGAGCCGATGTATTACCACCACCAAAAGTCACAAACGCAAATCCTTCAGGAGTAAACTCAGATATAAATCTTCTATCAACTGTTTTATACTTACCCCTTACAACACCTGGTTGGTCTGAAGGAGATGTCGGGTCTTGAGTAAAAATTCTATCCTGTGATAAACTTTTAACCTCATACCACTTATTTTTAGTTTTTCTAAATTCTGCATCTGACGGTACTGTACTAAATGTTGTTCCTTGTTTTTCTATAACATCCACAATCCCTAACACATCTTCATCCGGTAGGTATAATCTCATAAATGGTTTAACATCTGAAGGTCTAATAACTTTTTTAAACACCTTTGTTACCCCATTAACAACAACCTCTCTTTTTGTTATATTATACGATAATATTGTTCCCGAACCATCAACTATAGGAATTTTAGTCCTGTTTGGATTACCTTTCAAATCATACTGACTTGAGAAGTCAATATCGTAAATCGTTTCAAATATATGTCCCGAACCCGACACCTGAGCTCCTCTTCTTAGGATACCCAAATATCTAGAATCTTCTTTATCCCCCGAAACAGGAACGTTAACTGTAAAGTCAACTAAAGTCACTGAAGGTCTTTTACCCGGTAACTTTAATCCGTAAGTTCTGGCGATATTATATATTGATTGTTTTTGTTGTGCGTAGTCCAACACAGTCTCTTGCATTGTTCTATCAATATGATAATGTAAATTATCACCAATCGCAGCGTTCATATCTAAGAATACCGAGTATAATGACGCATCGTTATAATTTTGTATTAAATCTGGGTAATACTCTTTTGTTAGGTTAACTAATTCAGTTCTTAACCCCAAAAAGTCTCTTTCTACGTATGAAATCTTATCTGCCATGGTTATATGTTAATTAAAATGTAATCTCTTTCTGCGAATTGACCAATACTATTTGTGTAATCAATTCTTAATTTGGCCGTGTACTCTTCAGTACCTTTAGCGGCCACCCTATAAAGCCTTTCATCTAATCCTGTTGTAAACTCACCAGGACTTTCTTCTGTTTCTAAATAAGGAGTAACCTTTATACTATTAACCGTTAGTTGTGGTAAAAATTCTTTAACAGATTCATCAACATCTTGTTGTATCTTACTGAAAGTACTCTCATCCATTGGTTCAAATATATGGTCATATAGTTTAGTCCCAAAACTTGGTAAATAATAACGACTTCCTTTTCTTGTTAATAACAAATGAATCAATGCCGCCCTTACTTCTTTACTTGAAGTGTTCGTCATTTTTAAATACTTCCCATTCGTAGAATCCGAAAAAGGAAAATCAATCCCAAAATTATTTATATCCGCCATTTAGTTGCTTTATTACTATAAATATTAAATTAACTATTTTCTCCCATTATTAAAGTCAATAAATAAAAAAGAGGACCTAAGCCCTCTTTTTATCAATCTGTTTTTTTTGGTTATGAACCACATGCTTCACAGTCGTCAGGATTGTCTAACGAACAAACCATATCATTCAATAACTGTTCATCGGTCATTGGTGTTGGTTGTGTCATTTTTGGTGTCTCAATTTGTGGGACAACAACTTCTTTTGGTGTCTCTTCTATTGTAGACATATCAATACCTAAACCTTTTAAAGCTTCTGCTTTTGGTCTCGTCCTCAAATAATACATACCCGTTTTAAGACCCTTCTCCCATGCGTGGAAGTGTGCTGCGGTTAGTTTAGCCGCGTTAACATCTTCCATAAATAAATTCATAGACTGTGATTGGTCAATAAACGCACCTCTATCAGCTGCCATATCAATCAATTTCTTCTGTGAAATTTCCCAAACAGTCTTATACCTATCCTTAACCTCTTGTGGTATCTCATCAATGTGTTGTACTGAACCGTTACCAGCGAACATTTGTAACCTCACCTTATCACTCCAAAGACCTAAATTTACCAAATCCTGTATAAGATGTTTGTTTACCATAACATACTCACCCGATAAAGTATTTCTTTTATAGATATTAGCAGTGAATGGTTCAAAACATTCATTATTTCCTAATATCTGAGCCGTAGATGCCGTTGGCATTGGTGCCATTAATAATGAATTTCTAACACCATGTTCCACCACCTCATCTCTTAACGAATTCCAATCCCATTTTCCTGACATATCAGAATCAGTGAAACCCCAAAGTTCATATTGGAATTTACCCTCAGAAAGTGGAGACCCTTTAAACGTCTCATAATGACCTTCGTCCTTCGCTCTATCTTTAGATGCGGTAACCGCCGCGAAATAAATTGTCTCAAAGATGTCTTTATTCAATTTAGACGCCATTTCAGAATCGAAAGGATATCCCATCATTGCGAATACATCCGCAAGACCTTGGATTCCAATACCAATCGGTCTGTGTCTAAAGTTTGAACGTTTAGTTTCAGGGGTCGGATAATAATTAATATCAATCACTTGATTTAAGTTAACAGTCGTTTTGTATGCGACATCGTATAACATATCAAAATCAAATGTTCTCAAACCTTTGTTTTGTGAACGTACTTTACCTTCAGGTATGTTTACCATTTTTGGTAATGCGATAGACGCTAAGTTACAAACCGCAGTTTCATCTTTATCCGTGTACTCTAAAATTTCAGTACATAGGTTAGACGACTTAATCGTTCCTAAATTCTTTTGATTAGACTTAGCATTCGCAGGGTCTTTATATAACATATAAGGAGTTCCTGTTTCAATTTGTGATTCCAATACTCTCGCCCATAACTCACGTGCTTTAATTGTCTTACCCTTACCTTCAGATTCGTATTTCTGATATAAGTCAGAAAACGCCTTATTCTCTCCATCATCATAAGCATCTATCAATCCTGGTACTTCATTAGGTGAGAATAATGTCCAATCTCCATTGGTCTTAACTCTCTCCATGAATATATCTGAAATCCATAACGCCAAGAATAAATCTCTCGCTCTTAATTCTTCTTTACCGTGATTCTTTCTTAAATCTAAAAAGTCGTAGATGTCAGCATGCCATGGTTCTAAGTAAACGGCTATTGACCCCTTTCTTTTACCACCACCTTGGTCTACATACCTCGCAGTTTCGTTGAATACTTTTAACATTGGTATAATACCATTCGATGTTCCATTAGTCCCTTTAATATAAGAACCTTTAGAACGAATCTTATGAATGTTAAGTCCAATACCACCCGCCGATTGTGAAATCGCTGCACAATCTGATAATGTTTTATAAATTCCTTGAATAGAATCATCGTCAATGTCTAATAAGAAACATGATGATAATTGTGGTCTTTTAGTTCCCGCATTAAACAATGTTGGTGTTGCGTGTGTCATAACTCCTGTTGATAACATATTGTAAGTCGATTCGACTTTTTCAATATTATCTCCCCATATCCCTACGGCCACTCTCATATACAAATGCTGAGGTGTCTCAGCAATTTTACCATCAATCTTTAATAAGTAAGACTTTTCTAACGTTTTGTAACCGAAGTAATCAAAGTTAAAGTCTCTATCATGAACAATCATTTTATCTAATTTATCACCATACTTTTCAATTACTGAATAAGTACCGTCAGAAATCATACCTGCCTGTTCACCTGTTTTTGGTTCAATATAATTATATAATTTACTTGCCACCGACGTGAATTGTTTGTCGATGTTTTTGTACATCGCAGTAATTGCGATACGTGCCGCGAGTATAGAGTAGTCAGGATGTATCGTAGCCATAGACGCCGCAGTTTCAGATGCTAAATTATCCAATTCATCTGTTGTTACACCATCATATAAACCGTTTACGACTTTAATTGCGACTGCGTTGTAATCAACATAATCGGTATTTAACCCGTAAGTTTGTTTTTTAATCCTTAATGAGATTTTGTCTAATCTAACTGTGTCAGTAGAACCATCTCTTTTTAATACTCTCATTTTACTCATCTTATTTTCTTTTTTTAAAAATCGATATCCATTCCACCAAATGGGTCAACTTCATCTTCTTTTTTATCTCCTACACCACTCTTAGAATATTCTGATACTCTTTTCTCAAAAAAGTTTGTTTTATTTTGTAATGCGATGTTCTGCATAAAATCAAACGGATTTGATGAACCGAACTCTTTTGGACATTCTAATGACGATAATAATCTATCAGTAACATATTCCAAATATTGTTTCATTAAATCTGAATTCATACCAATCAATGACACTGGTAACGATTCTGTAATAAATTCCTTCTCAATCTCTAAAGCTGAAAGAATAATTTCTTTGATTCTTTCTTGTGGTACTTTATTGATTAAGTGATTGTTGTGTAAGTGTACTGCAAAATCACAGTGTAATGCTTCATCTCTAGAGATAAGTTCATTAGAAAAACTTAATCCTGGCATTAACCCTCTTTTCTTTAACCAAAAAATAGAGGCGAATGACCCTGAAAAGAAAATTCCTTCAACGGCAGCAAAAGCAACCAATCTCTCAGCAAATGAATCAGAATCAATCCATTTTAATGCCCACTCGGCTTTCTTCTTAACCGCCGGTACCGTCTCAATTGCGTTGAATAATTTATTCTGTTCTTCCTTATCTTTAATATAAGAATCAATCAACAAAGAATATGTCTCTGAATGAATGTTCTCCATCATAATTTGAAAACCATAAAAGAATTTAGCTTCAGTATACTGTACTTCACTAACAAAATTCTCAGCTAAGTTTTCATTAACTATACCGTCTGACGCCGCAAAGAACGCCAATACGTTTTTAACGAAGTGTTTCTCACCTTCGTTTAGATTCTCCCAATGACCAAAGTCAGCGGATAAATCTATCTCCTCAGCAGTCCAAAAGGATGCTTCAGATTTTTTGTACCAATCCCAAATGTCATGGTGCTTGATTGGAAAAAGGACGAAACGGTCCTTATTTTCCTGTAAAATAGGTTCTACTTGTTTCATAATAATGTTTTAATTATTTGTTTTGTTTGATTTCCCTAAAGTTTGGTTCCTTCTTTGTAGTGCTTGTAACACACGGTCCCTTCTTTTCTCTTCTTTGTTTTCTTCAAACCCTAAGAATGTATTTGTTTGTTCAGTACTGATATCTAATAATTTATTATCAAACTTACAATTTTCAAATACAACACCGTCTTGTCCTAAACGACTCTTAGTAATAGCGATTGTCGCGAGTCCTAATTCTTTTTGTTGAAGTGTTTTTGCTACAGAAATAATTACGTGTCCAACCTGTGCCTTTTTAATCGACCCACCCATTTGGTCAGTCGTAACGACCTCAGATGAAATCGAAGAACGGTTACCTTGCGTTGCAGTCCAAGCAGCAACATCAAATTCGTAACACATAGCCTCAAATTGTCTCATAATATTTCCTTCACTTTTCCATTCGTCACCACTGAAATTCTTCTCAGCCGCCACACAATCAATATAATCCATTACAATTAAATCGATTTTAGTACCCTCTGCGATTATCTTTCTAACCTGACTCTTAATCTGTCCCAATGTAAGAGAATCAGATGGTAACTTTTTCAATATTAACTTACCTTCACTATTGGCCTTAATCTCATTTACTTTTGTCATAACATCATCTCGATTGTCTGACAATTCTTGAGGTGCGATACCTGTCCACATAGTGAAATGTTTTCTTTGTATAATCTTAGGATTATCTTCAAAGAATATTTGAAGAACATTATATCCTAAATTATACGCGGAGTTCGCAATTTTACTAAGTATGGTTGTTTTACCAACACCTGTCGGTGCTAATATCACTCCAAGCTCTCCTTTCGC